TCGACGGTGACGACGACCGTTTCATGCACCCGTCGCGTGAGGCAGAGCCTTCCCATCGATCCCTCTCGTGTTGCCCGCGGCGCCGGTCCGTGACGCTGCGGGATTGATCCTGTCGATGCCCCGTCCTACGGGGCTCCATCCCGCCCGGATCCTCCGAGCGGTCTCCTGTTAGATGCCGTGCTCTCGCTCCCATCCCTCGGCCGCCTCGACGAGCGCCTCCGCGGCGTCTCGCATCGCATCGCTCACCGCGATCGGGTCTCCGGAACGGATGCGGAGGTCGATGTCGCGCTCGTTGGCCCAGTCGGCGGACAGGAGCGGAGCACCACCGGATCGGACGTCGCGGTATCGCTGCGTCCGTCGCAGAATCCGCCGAGCGATCTCGTCGGCGTACTTGAGAAGCCGGAGCTTCGCGGGCGGGAAAGAAGGGCGAGCCGCTTCTGGAGCAATCGCCCCATGGCCAGCCGGTTCCGCCGCTGCCGGGCCTCCCAGTCGATTCGCTCGAGGGCTGCCCTGTCGGTCGCTTCCATTGCGTTCCCCGTTGGTTTTAGGGACCGCCGAGCGTCGAGTCTTCCTGGCTCGCTGCATCGGCGTTCCTCGCCTGTGTGATGCCAACGGCGGGGGTTGATCCCGGAGGAAATCCCCCCCCGCCGCTTGGCACGTGCGATCCCGGGTGGAGCCGGAATCTGGCGGCGATTGCGTTCCCGCGTTCACCGATGGGGGGGAGTTGTATTGAACACTAAAACTCCTGTCAACAGGAGTTCTCCAGTTCAGTAGAACTACGTTGTTCCGCTCGTGAAAACCACACCATCCAGGGGGCCGGCAGAAGGCCGGGAAAGAATGCCCGCAGGAAATCCAGCCGTGATCGACGCGATTCGCTCATCGCTCCGGCTGCATTGGGAGGCGATCGAGTTCTATTCCGCCTATGCGGCGTGGATTCGTCCGCAGTACCCAAAGCTCGGCACGAAATACGCGACCGAGTCAGCGGAGGAGAGGGGCCATGCGGAAGCGTTGCTCGATCGGCTGCGGTTCTACGGGGAGCCCGGCGTCTTCGACCACGCCGACCCGACGGTGCCCACCGAGGGGTTTGAGTCGTTCCTCGCGGCTGCGCTCCTGCTTGAGACCATGGCCGCGGGCGTTGAGGGTGGCAACGTCACCATCTGCCGCAACGCTGGCGACGAACGTAGCGCGATGGTCTTCGCCGAGCTGTTGGCCGGATCCGAGGCCTCGATTCTGGAGATCGAGGCGGCGCAGGCGACCATCGAAGAGATCGGCCTGGAAAACTACGTGGCCGCATTCCTCTGATCGAGGTCAGCCGTCGCGCTTCGGGGGGAAGAGCTTGTCGAGCTTCACCCCGAGCGTGGCGGCAATGGCCTGGGCAACGCTCACCCGAGGATCCGCGGTTCGCCCCGACACGATGCTGTAGATCGTGGCGACAGAGACTCCGGCTCGCTCGGCAACGTCTTGGAGGCGGAGATCCTTCCTCGCGGCGAGGGCCATGATCTGCCTCCCGGTGTCGGTCGGCTCTTCCCAGGTTCGGGGCCGGCCACCCGGGCCGTGGGCCTTGATCGTCTTGGCGGTTGTTGGCATTCCCAGAACCCCCAGCGTATTGTTCCGATCGCCCCGAATCCCGCACCACACCGAAATACACCCCGCTGGGCTCGAACCAGCAACCTTCGGTTCCGTAGACCGATGCTCTACCGAACCAAGCGCGCCCCCATCTAAGGGGGTGGGGGGTTGTGGCGCCGGATCGGCCAAGCACGATCCTCCAATCCCCCCATGGACGGGGCCACCGAAGAAGGGTTCTGCCCACCATGTTCCGCCGATCCGGTCCCGAGACGCTCGTGGCATTTGCCCGGGACTACGGCCTCCTCCGGGAAGTGTCGCCCGATACGGTCCGCCAGTTGACGATGGCGGCGGAGCTGTTTGAGCGCTGGGCCGGCGGTCCCGTCCGCCTCGACGAGCTCGACGAGCGGAGCGTCTCGCTCTGGCTCCGGGATTTAGCGGCCACCCGAGCCCCGGCCACCGTCCGGAGCAAACGGGTGGCGATCCTTTGCCTGTGGAGGGCCGCGGCCGACGAGGATCTCTGTTACCCGCCCAGGCGGCGTGTCCGGGCGGCCAGAGTGCCCGTCCAGCCGGTGGACTGCTGGACCCGGGAGGAGGTTGGGGCGATCGCGACCGCCTGCCGGCGCCTCCAGCGGTGGCACCCCTCGGGCCTGCGCCGATCCGTCTGGTGGGAGCTTGCCGTCCGGGTCGCCTGGGACACTGCCCTCCGTCGCGGGGACCAGCTCGCTCTCCGGGTCGCCGAGATCGAGCCGACGAGCCGGGCCACGGTCGTGCAACACAAGACCGGCCGGGCCCAGCCCATCCGCCTGGGCGATGAAACCATGGCCCTTCTCCGCCGGAGCCTCGCCGATGCCCCTCGGGAGCTCGTCTGCCCCTGGGAGGCCTCCGAGGAGACGTTTTGCAAGCAATTCCACCGGATCGTGGAGCTGGCCGGCGTCCGCCAGGGGTGCTGGAAGTGGCTTCGCCGAGCCTCCATCACCGATTGCGAGGCCCAACAGGCTGGCGCCGGGGGCCCGCAGGGCGGCCACGCGCCTGGGTCGAGGATCACCGCCTTGAGCTATGTCAACCCGCGGATCGTCCAGGGGCCCGAGCCGGTCCGCCCACGCACCATCTGATCCGCCCGGGGCCACCAGAAAAGGCCCCAATTTTGCCCTCTGCGGCCTTTTTGGCGCAGGAAGGGCCGGGATTACCCCCCAGGTTCTCGCTCCCGCCAGAACTCACCCAGCGACTTTCGGGAGTGAGTCACTCAATACGGGGAGTTCGAATAGAGCAGGGAGGGGGGGACACCAGGAGGGACCCAAGCCGGGGGGGGGCAGGGGGCCTACCCCTGATCTTCGCGGCCCCATGCGTCGCCTGGGTCAGCATGCACCCGCGCCACTGCGTGGCACATTGCGACAAACTCGCCCCAGTTCATTTGGCCTTTCGCCGCATTCACCGTTTGATGAACAATATGCAGGTTCTTCAAGTCATTCGTCCCACCACGAGAACGTGCAGTTTTGTGGTCCAGGCTGGCTTTTGCCGGCGTCAATTCGACCCGCGTGGCGGCGCACTTGTAGTCCTGCACAGCGATCATCTGCCGAATGTCGGTCATGCTTGCCATTGGCTTCGGGTTCCTTTCTTCGCCAGTTCCTTGATTTCGTGTCGGCCCATATTGCCCAACTGTCCCTCTCGCGGAGGTTGGCTTTGCGGTTGTGATTTTCAAACTGGAAACGCATGAGGCGAATGGCGTCGTCCCAAGTCTTGCGATTGCGGCTCGAGAAAAACCGCTCCCCAGATCGAGGTTGGGGGTATCGGTGCTGCGCGTTTGCCCACCACTTAGCGTTGGCTTCCCACGGATTCGTGGGCTTCCACTTTTTGTTGCTCTGCGATCTCAATCGCCGAAAAGCGCACTCCCACAAATGGCCTAAAACCGCTTCTGCGTGAGGCTCTCTGGCGATTGACTCGTGTACTTCAGCGATCAGCCTTCCGCGACGATCAAGAATCCGAAGACGGCCCGCAGAAACCCTGATCGCGGTAAGGCAAATCGATGCGACAGTTCCGCAGTGGAATAGGGGTTTCGCTCGCGACATGCCCCGAACTGTAGCGGGGTGTTTTGCCGCGCCAAGAGTAGTTTTCGGAAAAGCTATAACTGCCGAGAAATTGCGTCATTTCACGGGGCCGGTCTTCTTGCCTGCTGTTGAAGCGTCTTCGTGGCGTTTCGCCTTGTTCTTCCATTCCTGGACGGATTTCTTGTCTTTTCGCGTCAGAAATGCTCTGGCGACCGATTCGGCCGCTTCGGCCTTCTGCAGCTCTCTCGCTTCCGGATCAGCGGTCATTGCCTTGTAGTCCAGGATCAGTTCATTGATCTGTTCTACGGTCGCAACATTGGGGTTTGGAGGTGGAGGGAGAGAGGCAAGGAAAGCATTCCAAGATGCGATCCCGACAACGGCGCCGAAAATCGAAGTGAGCACAGAACCGAAAAAGATGCCGAGCGCAATCTTGAAAACGTCTGTCCAAAAATCCGGCGAGCGTTGATTTGCCATGGTTGCCCCCCTCCACGAGAGCGTTGCCATGGTATCCCCGAGGCCTGCCGCAGTCACTCCAAGCCGTGTCGAGCCACCCATCGGGAAAGGTCGGCGGCGTGGAGGCGAAACCCCTCGTCTCGTGCGTGGTAGTCGCAGAGGCACACCCAGATAAGGGCGACTGTTCCTTCCAGGATGATCGGCCACGCGGGCGTCACCCCGTCGATGGCTTCATATGTCTCGCGGACCCGAGCCACGAGGATCCTCCCCACCTTCTTACGCTCGGCCCCCTGCCAGTGGCCGGCCTTGCGGATTCGCTCCAAGCTGTCGGCTGGCCAGTGTCGCACCGTGAGGCGGGCGAGCCGGCGAAATCGAGCCGGGCCCACGGCCTTGGCGCGAGCCCCGAGGAGCTTCCAGAGTTGCGCCTCGAGGCGCTCCATCGGGGCCGCTTCCGGCCCTGGATCGAGCATCACCCGCCCCGCGGCGATGGAGGCTTTGGGCATGTGCCGTCGGGGCAGGCGGTGCCGGCCGCGGCCTTGGGGCCTCGGCAACCGCACGAGCAGTCGAGGGAGCATGTCCCGCCGCACTTGCACACCGGGGCAGGTTCTCGCGTGGGCCTGGGGACCGGCTTCGGGCTCGGGCTTGGTGGCTCCGGCTGCGGCGAGGGCTCGGGGTCGTCGGCCGCGGCGAACGTGGCGTAGGCCACGCGGTAAGACGCGTGCGCCCGGGGCCGCTGCTCCTCGATGGAGTTTGGGTCGGCCGACATGGCGGCGAGCCAGACGAGAAGGGATTTCCACGCGGTCACAGATCACCACCTTTCGGATTTCGATACACCAACTCGGTGTACCGTTTTCAGCCCTTGAGCCATCGCACGGCCGCTTCGATGCCGGCGCCGATCGCGTGATACATCGCCACGCCGACAAACGACCCGAGGGCCGCAAAGCCGGCGATCCAGATCACTATTTGGAAAAGGATCGGATCCACGTTTCACCATCCTTCCGCGTGGTTGATTTCCTCGAGCCCGTCGGCGCCGATGACCGGGGCCTTTGCCCGCACCACGTGCCGCTCGTCGCCGTGCATCGCCGGGGGCCGCTCTGCAGATCGCGGCCGATCGCCGGCGTTCTCGCCTGCCAGGGCGAACCAGAGGCCGGCGCGAGCTGCGAGACGAACCACGCGCGCGAAAGCCTTGAGCACCGGCCGGTCGGGCACCGGGTGGGGATTCACGGGCGAGCTCGGCGACGACCCGAGCCACCACCCGAGGGCCAAACAGAGCGCGACGACCGCAACGGTTTTCCTGTCGATGGTCATGGTGTCACGGTTCCCGAGAGGAGCAGGGCGAGGGCAACGGCTTCGAGGAGGGCGACGGCAATGGCAAGGCGACCCCAGAAAAGCTTTCGCCGGAGAGCGACGATTGTTCGGGCGGAGTAGCCGATCGCGCCGGCGACGGCCTGGGACTGCGCGATCTGGGATTTCATGCGTCGTGAGCGAGAGCGATGTGGCGCGGCCATGGCGGTTCTCACGGGGCGAGGGAGTAGGCGTTGGCGACGGTGGAGGGCTTGGCGGCCCTCTCGGGGCGGGCGGGAGCAGGCTCCAGCCACGCGCCGTTATCCAAGTCTCTGGCCGAAAAGCCGTTGACTCCCGCGATGGCGAACGAATCTTCGGCGTCGAGGATTTCTTCGATCGCCTCGCGGCTTGCCCAGAAACACCCTTCGGGCATGTCGTGTGGCCAGCGCGGTCCGCTGATCCAGTCGGGCGACCACGAATTGGCGATGAGGGCACCGTCGCGAGGGCTGCCGTTCGCCTTGTGCCGAACCGAGATAATGCACATGCAGTGGCTCCAACGGCTCCCCGGGACGCGTGGGCGAAAGCCGTTGGCATCGCGGACCGCGCCCCACTTCGTGCCGAAACCCACGCCACTACAGATCGCCACCGGCATCCCGTTTTCCAGGGAGGCGCACAAAGAGGCCCAGTCGCGGCAGAGGGCAACATTCTGGGCGGGGTGCTTCATCCCCTCTTTGGCGAGCTCGGCGGGCACACCGTCGCGCCCCCAGCTCTCCGAGCGAGGGATCGAGTATTCCGTGAGATCGATGTTGCCGTACTTCTGTCGATAGAGGATCCCGCCGACGGCCGGATCCTTGCATCGCCCGGAAATCCATCGGGCGGCGGCGCCCCCGTAGCTGCCGTCGCCGTCGTAGTTTTTCTGCTGCGGAGGAAGACGGGCCAGGGTTCTCGATCCCGCGTAGATCGGTTCGGTCGCGACGAGGAGCGGCGGATCGTCGCGCTCGCCCTGCGACCAATCGACCGTTTGGCCCACGTAGCTGGCCAAGGCGAAACCAAAGCTCACGCACGAGCCGTGGTCGCCTTGATCCCAAACCGTGAAGGGCTTGCCGTAGACCTGTCTGTGGGCCTTGTCGGCATAGCGGTAGAGGAAGACGTCGCGCCCCTTGGCGTTGTTCATGACGTCGGGCGCGGCATCGGCAAAGAGAGGGTGCTTCAGCTCACGAAGAAACTCGCGCGTGCCCTCGGGGTTGGGGACGTAGCCGAGGCGGGCCTCGACCCGCGCGGCGATCCGGTGAGTAGCTCTTTCGATCAACGTGCCGAGGATCGCGGCAAAGATGACGAAAGAGACGGCGGACCATGTCCAAACCGTGCGTTGGCGTGCGGTCATCGCGTGGCCTCCCGAGCGGCCATCCATTCGGCCACCTCTTCGACGGAGTGAAACACCGGCTTGCCGAGCCGCTGGCACTCGGCCACCTCTCCGTCAGCGCCGGACGATTCCGACTGTCTGTAGGCCGTGCCGTCGGCGTAATCGTGCGAAGCGGTCAGCCGAAGGCAGGCGTCACAACGCTGGATCACCTCAAGATCGAGATCGATCCAATCCTGGTAGGGGCGAGGGAAAGCCATGTGCTGGAAATGGCTGTAGAGCGGCGCGACCGGCACCGCTCCGAGCGTGAGCAGATGGTCGAAGGCGACGAGCTGCATCCGCACGTTGATGGCGCAGTCGCCCTGCGTGTAGGGCGAGGCGATGTAGACCCAGGGCTTTGCGCTCACTGCACGGCCTCCACGGCGGCCCGATGGATCACGCGAAAGGCGTCTTCCCAAACGGCTTTTTGCTCGGGCGTGAGCTCCCCGGAAGACTTCCCGCAGCGCTCATCGAGATACCGTTTGATCTCGTCGCGAACCTTCGGTTGACGGTCGCCCAGCAGCTCGCCTCCCGTGTGGTAGGAGCGCATCAGATTTCGTAGCTCCCAAATCTGCCGGCCGGTGAGCAACCTCGCCTCGTCGATCCGGCCGTCGCCGTCGAAATCGATCTTGCCGTCGTCGTGGATCGCGTCGGCGGTTTGCAGGGTCAACACGGCCACCGTCGAGGCATCCTCGGCGGCATGCTCTCCCACGAACTTGCCCCGCAGATCGATTCCCTCGACGATCGGTCTGTCGTCGGGCTTCGGCTCGGGCCTGGAGAGGTTCGACCACGCGATCAGCCCCCATGGCAGCAGGATGGCCCCGAGGAGGATCGGGTTGAGGCCCTGCGGGGCAGGGGAGGGGGCGGGCAGTTGATACGTTTGCCAGTCGGCGGGCACTTCGATCGGCCGCCCTGGAATGACGGGGATCGTCGGGATCGGCGACAGTGGCCCCGGGCGGGCCGGATGCCGCGAGAACCACCACACCACGGCGGCGGCGATGGCGGCGAAGACGAGCGAGGTCGTGCTCATGCGGCACTCGGGGTAGGCGCGGCGGCCGCGCGGGAGAGTTGGAGAACCTGCTCCAGGGCCCCCGAGGCCGCGGCGAGCACGAGCTGCCGGACGAGGGGTTTGGCGATGAACCAAAACGGCTGGAGGGCGAAGGGCACCGCGTAGCCGGCGACGTTGTCGAAGAGCGTGCCGATGATCCCGAGGGCCCACGCTTTCTTGGCGGCGCCGTCGGTCGGGATCGCATCGAGCCCGGTGACGGTGAGGCGCAGCAGCTCCACGACGAGACTGCCGAACTCGGAGACGGTGAAACCCCCGGAGGCCTTCGCGCGAGCGGCGGCGAGGAATGCGGCCACTTGCCGCTGGAGCTCGGCGGCTGGGTCCTGCGGAGCGATCGGGAGGATGTCGGGCATGGTCATGTGTCCTCGATGGTTCCGAGGCCGTAGACGCCGATGGCGATGGCCACCGATGAGGCCCCAGGGTTTGAGACGGTGAGGTAGCGGTTGGCGGAGTTGATCGGCCGGCCGGCGAGCGGGGCCGCCCAGAGGAATGTTCCGCCCCCCTCGACGTTCACCGCGTAGCCGCCGACGTCGGTGCCCCCGGCGATGCCGATGAGCACGTTGTTGGCGGCGCTCGTCTGCTGGTTTTCGAGGTAGACCCCGCGGACGGTGTTGAAGACCACGCGACCGGCGAGGCCGAAGGCGTTCTCCCCCGCGGCCATGAGATCGACCACGTAGGTCTGGCCGGCGGGGATGGCGACCAGATCGGCCCACCCGACTTGGCCGGCCCCGGCCGTGGTGCCGTTGGCGACGGTGCGGGATGCCGAGAGCGAGACGCTCTTGGTCTCGGTGCCGATGGCCGGCGCGCCGCTGATCGCAAACGACAGGGCTGCGGAGATCGAGCCGGAAAACGTGCTCATGCCTGGGCCCTTCGTTTCACTTCCTCGACCGTGCAGCCGGCCTTCAGGGCGGCCACCTCCCAGAAATCGAGCTCGGGCGTCCGCCTGGAGGTGATGCAGCCGATGCCGACCCGGGAGGAGCTCGGCACGTGGATCACGGCGATCCCGCCTCGGAGCGACGGAGGGACCATCGGGATACGCTCCCCGCCCCTTACTGCCCGGTACGACGTTTCGGTGCCGAAGCTGTCCATGTGCCGAGCCTAAGCCTGCGGGGGGGCAAAACCGGCCCTTCCGCCGCTGGGCAGGGTCGTGGCACCCAGGGTTTTCGTTTTGCCGAGAACTGGCAAGGGGAGCATTTCGCCGGCGTCGGCGAAATGGTCGTTTTCGCGGGGATTTCGCGGGTGGATTTTTTTGGGTGGAGGGCTTGCCCAACCCTATCCGATTGGATAGAGTGTCGGGCACGACGGGACGAACGACACCAACCAAGGAACGAACGATGAACGCTGCCAAGAAAACCGAGATCAGCCGCCGGATCCTTGCCAAGGTTGCCGAGGGCATGACCCTTTCCCAAGCCCTCGACGCTGTGCTCGGGGCGGGCCGGTATGACGCAATCGTGTCGGATCTGTACCACGCGTTGCGGGGCGAGGCATGACCCCCCGCATCAACACCGCGGAATGGATCCGCCCCACGACTGCGGCCACGCTCCTCGGCGTGACGAGAGCCCGGGTGAAACAGTTGATCGCCGCGGGGCTTCTGCCCGCGGTCGAGATCGATGGCGTTTGGCATGTCCGCCGCGCCGACGTCGAGCGACGAGCTGCCGGCGAGAGCCCGAAACGCTCCGGCCCCCGGCCCGGCGCGAAACCAGAGTGAATCCGACAGACCCGTGGCTTTGTCAACCCCTTCAAAGGATTATGAAGATGCGCACCACCGCGACCCTTTCCGAGATTGAAACGCTCCTGGCCCTCGGGGCCCGCATCGTCCGCCTTGCCCGCCGCGAGAAACGACCCCTCGGGGCCGGCTGGCAGAATCGCTCCACCGATTCCCTCGATGAGGTCGAGCGGTGGCTCTCCCAGGGGAGCAACATCGGCCTCCTCCTCGGCCCCGAGTCGGGCTTGATCGACGTCGAGAGCGACACCCCCGAAGGCGAGGATCTCGCCCACCACCTGGGGCTCGACCGGGTGGACGGGGCCGGCTTCACCCCCACGTGGAGCTCGGAGCGGGGTGTGCATCGGCTCTACCGATGGGAACCGTGGATGCCGACCGCGGCGACGATCAATCTCGGCGGGCTCGAGGCGCGGATCGGCGGGCGGGCGGCCCAGTCGGTGCTCCCGCCGTCGATCCACCCCTCCGGCCGAGCCTACCGATGGGAGATTCGCCCCTGGCTCCAGGCGGGCGAGAGTTGCGTGGCGATGGTGCCCGAGAGCCTGCGGGAGATCCTGGAGGGGGCCGGCGTGGCTCGCGGCCGATGAGCTGCTCCGTTGTCTTCGTGGATCGCCACGAGAATATCTTGCGGGTTGTCACTGCCCCCCGCGAGCTCAAAGGCTTGGCCCCGGCATTCGTCGGCGATTCGATGAAACGGGGCCGCCTGTTTCGGTTTGAAGGGCGGATCTATAGGCCGATCGATGTGTGGATCGGTAGGCAAATAGTGAAGGTCACGCTCGACGAAATGCTTCCCCATCGGGCGATTTCCTACGTGCTGAAATGCCAACGCTCCGCCGGGGGCGGATGATTTCGCAAAAACGCGCAGGTTTCGCGAATTACTGCGCAGTGGATTCCCAGGTTTCTCGGCCTGAAACAGTGGATTCGTCCGGCGTGAACTGCGCAGGATTCGGCGCCGAGCACCCAGGGCCGCGAAGCGTTCCTTCGTTGAGGTGCGGCCAAAGCTCCTGGGAATGGATGGCGGCGAGGAGATTCCAGGCGGCGTGCCCGAGGTGCGGCTCGCTCCGGTCTCCGGCGAGGAACTGGAAAATGTGGGCGGTTGCGTGGTTCAAAAGATCGTGAACCGGCATTCCCTTTTCCCAATTCCAATCCCCGTACTTCTCGGCCCCCTCGGCGCAGGCTCTCGCCACCTCCCGAAGGCCGATCGGAGAAACAAGGTCGTAGCGGAATGACTCGACGGTGTTGCTGCGGATCGCCCCCGTGCCAAACTTCTCCGTGATGCCTTCTCCCATCGCGATTCCCTCCTCGTGAACGGTCATGCCGCGGCCCTCCCCTCGCGGAGATCGGCATCGCACCAGATCGGCACCGCTCGCGTCACCTCCCGGCGGCCGTGATCGACGAGGAGCATCGACTGGCAAGGGGCCTCGAACTCCGCCTTGATCCGGAGAGCGTAGGCGCTCATGCCGATGAGGGAGCCGTTGCTCACGTACTTCCCGCGGAGCCATCCCCATTGGTGCCAGTGGCCGAAGATGTCGAGGTTCGCGGGCCGAGAGCGATTCCATTTGTCTACGGCTTTGTTTACCGGCACGGCAATTCCGCCCACCCCGCCTTGATATCGAATCTCGTGCCCGTGGTGATACCGGATCGTAAAGCCGTCGAGATCGAGGTAGCCCAGATAGCCCTCGGCGATCTGCCAGTGGACGTTGGCCCGAGTCTCCGCCGCGGCCATGATCAAGTATGCGTTTTGCTCGTGGGAATGGTCGTGCTCGGTGCTCTTCCGCGGCTTGCCGAAGTTGCTCCGGCCGTGGTTGCCGGGCTGCGTGACGACGATCACCTCCCGGGCCATCTCCGATGCCATGTCGATGATCCCCCGGAGCCGCTTGGCGGCCCACCGGGTGGCGGCATGGGGAGCCAGGGAGCAGGTTTCCACAAGCTCCTCGTGGATGTGGCCCGAAATGAAGTCGCCCAGGGCGGCAATTACTATCCGGTCGATCTTCACGAGCTGCCGCTCGTGCTCGACAAGGATGCCGATCCTCTTGGCGAGCTCATCGATTCGCCGGTCGGCGATGGTGAGATCGTAGGCGTTGAGGCCGGCGGTCTGCTCCCGCGTAACCGTCTCCTCCACGTGCCAATCGGAGAGCACCACCACCGCGGTAGCGGAGTTGGGCCGAGCCGGCTTTGACCGCCTGGGCATCGTCTTGGCCGTGATCCCGGCGAGGCCGGCGAGGGAATCGGCCCGCTCCCGCTCGGTGTCGATCTGCCGGAGCGCGGCTTTGTAGCGCGACTGCGTGGCGCCGAGCTCGGCGCGGAGCCGGGCCAGCTCGGCGTCGGTGCGGAGCCGTTCGGCGTGATCGATGCCGGCGTGGATGTCTGCGGTCAGCCGGCGTTGAGCCATCGGAGCACCTCCGTGTAGGCGGAGGTGATCAGCTTTCGACCCGAGAGAGCGGCGTGGATGCTCTTGGCGACGGCGGTTTTCGTGCCGGAAATCTTGCCGGCAAGCAACTGCTCCCGGATCGCGACGAGCTCGGCCTGGAGCTCGGCCGGAAGTTTGTGGAACCACCCCGCGGGGCCCTTCTTCGTGGCGACGATGCCGCGAATGATTTCCTCGGTCAGGGGCTTTTGGGCTTTCGGCATCGGCGATCCTCCGATTTTGGTTTCTTCGCGGCCCGAGTCTTCCGGTCGTCCTTCTTACCGAACTCGACCAACTCCCCGTCGTGATCGTCTTCGCCGTCGAATGGACTGCCCTCCCCAGGGTCGAGGCCGGGCCACGTTTGGCCGGGCTGCCGTTTCTGCGAGGGCTTGGGCATGACTACCCCACCGCCTGGAGCGTGAGGGTGCCGAGCCGGTTGGTGGGTGTGGGGGTTGGGTAGGTGCCCTGCATGTAGTCGCCCGGAATCGTGATTTGATTCCGCGCCAACAGGGCGAGCGCGTCGGCTTCCGAGAGCATCGCGGACCCTACCCACGGGACATACTCGAGCGACTGAGAACCGTCGAAGGGGCTTGTCACTCGCGTCTTTGAGGCCACGAACCACCGCACGACGAAGCGCGTCACCTGGACCGCGTCGGCTTTGGCGGCGATGCCGCCGAGATTGGTGGCGTCGATCCGCGAGAGGCTGAGCGCGATGAAAACCCCCTCGATCGTGCCGGGCATGGCTTCGCCGCTGCTGGAAGTGTTTGTCGCCGCGCCGGCCGGGAGCCAAGCCGGGGGCCGGTATTCGTTCCACGCGCCGAACGATCCGAGGCCGATGTCGCGAGGGCCGGTCGCGAACGTGGCGAAATTGCTGCTGAACTGGATCGGCGTCGTGATGCTCCAGCTCGCCCGGAGCGTCGTGAGGAGTTGATTGTTTGCCCCAGAGGCCGAGACGTTGGAACGGTGGGCCGCAGCCGGAACAATCGCTGCCGGCCGGCCGCGGTCGAAGAGTCTCGAGGCGCCTGGGTGGTAGGCCAAGGGCTCGGGGTGGTAGACGTCGCCATCCTTGAGCACCCACTCCGGATGCCCCTGGGCCTCAAGATCGGTCATCCCCCACGCCAAGGGCATCGATGCCACCTGGGCGCGGTGGCGGCCCCACGCAATATGATCGTCCGATCGATCGGCGATCGCTGCCGCATCGGGGACCAGCGTGAGGCGATCCTCGAGGGGCGTGTGGTGAGCGAACCACGACACAACCGGCAAAGATTGGTAATAGTCTTGATACTCGGCGGTCAGTCCGATTGGACCGATCGGGGATTCAATCCCAGCGGCCGAGACGAGAGCCGAAATGCCTCTCCCGAAAGGCCCCGCCAGCCGACGACCGTAAAGCACCGTGCCCGGGATCGACGGGCTACTCTCGACCGCCATGACGTCACTTGTTTGTGGCAGATCAAATGCATGAGCGTAGAGCTGGAGCTCCCCGTCTTCTCCGACTACGAACCCAGCCGATAGTGAATAACTTCCGGCGTTTGGAATGGCGGACATTAAAACGAGAGACTCGCCGTGAATCTCCCACTGCCGGCGGCGCTCTTCGACCACGACCCCGTCGCGGCGAATGCGAAGCACCAAGCAAACGTCGATCCACCACTTGTATTCCGGGATCGCGACGAAGAAGATGCCGAGCCGGTTTTCCTCCGGCACCTCCTCGCGGGCGAGCTCGACGGTGAAGCCACCGGGGAGCGAAAGCACGATGGGGAGACGAAAGAAAGAGTAGAGGGCCACACCCGAGGCCGGCCGATCGAGGGCCCACGTGGGGCGGCCGTTGGCGTCGGTGCCGGTCTCCAGCCACATCGTTTTCGGCTGGCGGGAAAAGAGCCGGAAACCGGGGCTCCCAGTGGAGTCAAACTCTTCGGGGCTGCCGGGTGGATACTCGGGCGTCGAGAGCATGGCTCAAAACCTCACGAGTGCCCAGACGATCGAGCCGGAGGTAAACGAAGCCCCGCCGGTGATTGTGGTCAGCGCGCCATTGGCTGGATCGAAACCGACCGGGGCATACCCGAGGATCTCCGCCGGACCCCAGCCGCATGAGTCGAGGCAGCCGGCCACCGCGGCGAGCTGCGTGGCGTTGTCGGTCGGCTGGGCCACACACCGCCGGGCGTATCGGTGCCAGGATTTCAGCGTCCGCACCCGCACCCACGCGAGGCCAGAGACAACAAACCGCATCCGGATCGGATCGATGCAGATGGCGAAAGAATCTTCCAGTGAGAACGGGTTGCCTGTCGGCGTGAGCGGGCGGAACCGCGGGGCGTATTCATTCCACAGCCGTTTCTCGACCGTCGAAAACTCCATCCCGGCGGAGATCGGTGTGGTCGCTGTCTCTCCGGCGTAATCGCCATTGCCTTCCCGAATGAGCACCGCCTCTCCGAGAACGCATTTGTGGCTGGAGAACGTCGAGAGCCGCGCGACCGTGGCCGGCAGCCCCGGGGCCGTGGTGCCGCCACCCTGCGGACTCCCCGAGGCGCGGAGCAGATCCAGCAGGGCGTTCCAAGCCGTCGCCGTGATCCTCACAGCCTCGCCCGGCCGCACCCGGCGGAATGGATCGCCTCCAGCTCCCATGTCAGACCCTCCCCACGAAGTCGTCGAAGGTGTGGGCCAACTGGGAGTCGTCGAGCCAGTATTTCGGCAGGGTCTCGCCGATGCCGAGCTCAGAGAAATCGGCCGGCGGGATCACCTTCATGGTGTAGACCACTTTCGGCCGCTTGATCGTCATCGTGGATTCGGAGGCCGTTTCGTAGAGGATGTCGAGGATGTCCCAGCCGGCCTTGATCGGCACGAGGATGTCGCCCACCCAGAAGTTGCGTTTCGTGCGGCTGACGGAAAACGAAAACGTGACCGTCGCCATCGATTGCCCGTCGGAGATCGGCGACGAGCGAGGCGTGCCGAGGAGCACCTCTCCGCTCTCAAAGCCGCGGAAGGGCTTTGAGTTGGTCGTGTTGGCCAGCTTCTCCATCACCTCCACGAGCGGGAGCTGGGGGATTTCGTAGCGCTCGCGTTGACCGGCCACCTCCACATCCGAGAGCTTTTTGAGGGGCGGCCGCTTCTGGGTGAGGAGGTAGGAGGGGAAATGCCACACTTCCGCCCACGAGAGCGAGGCCTTCGGGATGTCGGCCCCGCGAACTTGATCCACCTCCACGCCGATCGCTCCGCGGAAGTCGGGAACGAAGATCCCGCCTTCAAATCGGCCCGGGGCTTCCGGCGTTGATGGGATGTAGGTTCCGCCGTTGGTCTGGCCGATCTGGGCAGTCGGAAACCCAACCACGCTCGCGGCCACGTAGGCGTTGGGATTCGCCGTGGCCTCCGGCGTTGCCCGCGAATCGCTGTAGGCCTGGGTGATGTGCTCGGTGCGGGATTCAAAATCGAACTGCCACGACCCGAACGTGCCGAGGCATCCAGGCGTCGGCGGGAGCACGATCGAGCCGTTGGCATACTCCGCGGTGATCTGATACCACCCCCCGCCCACGACTTGGGGCTCGAGACGGATTCTCCGGTGCCCGCGAAGCGTGTCGGGGGCGAGCCGCTTGCCGCGGGCCTCGGCGGCGTCGTACCCCGAGACGTTCCCCACGAGCCAACGGAGCTGGGCCGCGCGGCTCTGGGTGCCGTCGGCATTGATGACGAGCGAGCCGGAGCCGCTTTCGCCGCATTCGATGACGTCGGGGATCGTGGGCATTTCTCTGGAAAGCTCCGATTACGTGAAGGCGGGCCGTTGGCCCTTGGAGACGTCCACGAGCTCGCGGAGGAGCCCCTCGACGTTGCGGAGCGAGAGGGCGGATGCCTCGCCGGGGGCGAGGATCGGTTTCTGGGGCGCACCGCCAGGGGGCGGCGCCGCCGGGGCCATGCCGGCCTGGAGCTGATCCGCGTTGGGCATCCCCGCTCCCACAGCCTGCTGCCCCCCGGCCTTCTTCTTCGGCGCCGCGGGCTTGGAATAGAACCACCACGCGGCGGCCCCGAGGGCCCCGAGAGCCGTGATGATTCCGGCGATCCACCCGATGCCGGGGATGGCGTAGATGGCCCCCGCCACCATGAAGATGGCCTTCGACAGAGCCCCAAAAGCCACCGAGGCCCCCCATGCCAGGGCCGTCGTCACCTTGAGCGGAAGGTTGGTCATGAAGAAGTTGGTGAGGGCACAGCCGGCCGCCACCGCGAACAGGGCCACCGCGAGGATGCCGGCAGCCAGGGCCACGCCCGTGAGGAGCGGCCCGAGGCCCGGGACGTTGTCGAGCACCCAGGCGATCTTCTCGGAGACAAACAGAAACGCCCGGCCGGCATAGAGGAGGGCTGGCCCGAGGCTCGACTGGTAGGCGATGGCCACGATCTTCGCCCCCGCCTCCAGGGCCGAGAAGAAACCGCTCACGCCCCCCATGAGGTACTCAAACTGCTGGGTAAGCGGGACGGCATCCTCCATCGCGCCGAGCATCTTCGTGATGCCCATTTCCCCCTCTTTGGTGAGGATCTGGGCGGCCCGGATCGCGTCGGTGCCGAACAGCCGAACCAAAGCATCCTTCTTCGCGATGTCGTTGAGCTTGCCCATCTTGGCGTTGAGGAGGCCCACCATCTGCGGGAGCCGGATCGGCTTGTTGGCTTTGTCCACGAAGCTCTTCGCCGAGAGCCCCAGCTCGGCCATGGCGGTTTTGGCTTCGCCGGTGGGGGCGTTGAGCCGGAGGAGCATCGTCTTGAGGCTCGTGCCGGCGTCGGAGCCCTTGAGCATGTTCTTCCCGAGCACAGCCAGGGCGGCGGAGGTGTCCTCGATGCCTTGGCCGGTCATGCCGGCGACGGCCCCCACCATCGCGAAGCTCTGCACCATCTGCTCGATCGAAACGCTGGAGGCATTCGCGGCCGCGGCAATCGTGTTGCCGGCATTCTCCGCGCTCGTGCCGAAGACGTTCATCGAGTCGGCCAGCAGCTCGGCGGCGGCGCCCCCCTCCAGCCCGCCCACCTTGGCAAACATCACCGCCGTCTTTGCGGCCCCCCCGAGGGCGGCCTCCACGCTCACACCCGCCTTCGCGAGGTTGAGGAACTGGTCGGCGATCTTGTCGGGGGCCACCCCCAGCTCCGCGGCCATCCGGAGGGCTTCCTTGCGGATCGCCGTGAGCTGGTCGGGGGAGAGGTCGGAAACCGAAGCCTGGATGCCGCGGATGGCGTCGTCGAAGCCTTGGGAAGCCCGGATGCCGGCGATGAGCGGGGCCCCGAGGATCGCGGCGAACATGCCCACCTGGGAGCCGAGGCGCTTCATGATCGACCCGACGTTGGTCATCTGCTCCTGAAACCGGAGCATCGACGTCTGAAACTCGGTGTCGTGCGCCTTGATCTCGATGAACGCGAGCCCCGCGCGAATGCCGCCCGCTACTCCCATGGCTCACACCAACCTTTCGAGGTCTTCGTCGGTCGCTTCGGGGATCGCGTCTTCCAGGGAGCGGAGGAAAGCCGCCCGCTCCATCGGATGAAACTCTTGCCAGTGGTAGGGGCTCGATCGTTGCTTGGGGTCGCGCGTGCTCTCGGCGAGCTGGGCCACGATCAGACTTGCACGCTGCCAGGAGTCGTGTCGGGATCCTTCGGCGGCCCAGTGAAGCTCTCGGAGCCTTCCCCAGACGTCGGGGTGGGTGCCGACGATGCCGGCGCAGATGCAGGCGTGGCGCCAGGGATGGACGGGGGCGGCGGGGGCGGGCTGTCGCCGGCGAACGTGTCGCGGATCTTCTGCCGAATCTCCCCGGACGGATCCTCGATCGCCCCCCGCATCAAACTCATCTTCCCCACGGCCTCCTCCATCGAGACCCGCAAGGCCGTGAATTGCGGGCTCTGGGAGAAATCCTCCAGGTCATCCACGATCGCCTTCATCCCGGTCTCGATCGCGGGGCCGTGGAGGGCCAGCCAGAATGTTTCCCGGTCGATGCCGGCCTCCAGGGCCTGGGCCTCGCAGTAGAGCCAGAGCACCACGCCGACGTTCTCCATCTGGGAGAGCTGCCGGAGGGATTTGGTGTCGGGCATGGCGACGTCGAGGAGATCGATCTCCGTCTCGCTCTTGATCCGCCGCCAGAGGGCGAAGGAAAGCTCGATCTTCCACTCCTGCCCGTTTCGATCCTGGAACTTCTTCATACGGTCCGCTGCCCCCATTGCCGAAACTGCCATTGGCTACTCACCACGTTGGAAACACCCTGCTCCTCGCCGACGTCGTGCATCGTGGCGAGGAAGACGCGAGACACGTGCCCCTGCTGCACGCTCACTTCGACAATCGGATTGCTCCCCGGAACGGAGATTTTTCCGTCGAGGTATTGCGTCTCCTCAAAGTCGAGAAGGGCAAACTCGATCTCCAGATCGCGACGGATGACGATCTCGCTGGAGGATTGGTTGCCCGGCCCGGTGGCGTCCTGCCCCTGGGCCTTGAGCCGTAAGAATGCGTCGGTGACGCTCTTGAGGATCGTGCCGTCAATCGCCAAAACGCAATTCCGGCCAAGCCGGTATTCGAGCGGTCGCGACGGCATGGCACGCTCCCGTCAGGTCAGTTGCCGACGGTGCGACGGAACGTGATCGTGTGGGCGATGACGTCTTGGAAGGGCTGGGGCTCGCTGATCGAATTAACGTAGTACATGCCCGTCTTGATGGTGCCGGTGTAGCCCGACTTCGGGCCGATCGTCACCTGGAGCGAGGAGTGCATGACGAGCGCGTGGTGCAGGCTCACCACCTCAAAGCTCGTGCTCTTGTGGATCGGCACGAACTCCTCGTCGGCATCGCTGCCGCGGGTCGTGACGTTGCCCTCGTTGCTCGTCTCCTCGGTGATCGTGACATCCTTGATGTCGTCGTTTGAGAGGCCGGTGCAGGCAAAGATTTGATGGCGGCCGAGCTTGTATGTGCGGGTCGCTGGCATGGCGAAATCGCTCCCGAGGGCGGTGTTTCGTGGGGGTGCCCGCGTGGGGCTGCAACGCTCACCCTACCGCCACCGAAACGCTCCCCCCGGGGGTCCGCCGCTGGGGCGTCAGGGGCCGCCGAAGCTGTTGCGGAAGTGGCGGGCGATGTCGCCCCGCTGGATCGCCTTCGCGAGGGCCGGCCGCATGAACGGGCGTTTGGGGTATCCCACCCGCTTGCGGCGCTTCATTCGGAGCCACAGCGGAGAGGTTGGCGGGAGGGCCTCGTCGAACCACTTGATGAGAGGCGTTTTCGACGGGGTGCGGCTTTTGTACAGGTATGCCCGCAAGGTCTTGGCGAGGCCAAACTCGTGGAGCGCCGGCAGGCCCGGCACCTCCCCGCGCATCATCGGGCCGGCCACCGCCGATTGGCTGGAGCTGTCCCAGGCGTTGTAGATGTTGCGGCGGAAGCCGAGCATGTGCCCGCCGTCTACGTGGGTGTACGGGGGCGTGTTGGGCTTTGAGCCCCCGCGCTCTTTGAGCTCGCGGAGCTTTTTGATGAGCATCCCTTTGGTACGGGACGGAATCCCCGGCATTTCCACGAGCTTGGAGAGCGGGGTGCCCTCGTTGAGCACCTCGATCTTTGAGGGAGACCGGGCGGCCCCACGCTTCTTGATGCTCTTCTGGGCGTAGCGCCGCACCTGGAGCGAGGCCCGAGAGAGGGCATGCATGTTCATGTATTTGAGCGCGTCTTTGATCGCTTGGCGATCGAAGAACCCGTGTTTCGTGATCGAGACACGAAACTGCCCCGTGCCGAAGCGGGCGAGATTTGCGAATCCCGAACCGCCGCTGATCCCAGGGGCCTTGAAGGTCATGAAACGGCCCTCGATAGCATGGCGGAAAACTTGAGCTGGAGCCCGCCGGAGTAGACCCGCGGGCCGCGGAGGCCTTCGCGCGAAAACGTGCTCTGCACGTTGATCTCCCGGAGATCCCAGTAGACCGGCACCGAGGCGATAAGGCAGCCCGCCACCTCCCGGTCGATCCGGAGCCGGTTTTGGAGCTGGGTGCGGAGCTTGGCCAGCGTCTTCCGCTCGGCGTCGGAGGAGAGCCGCTTGATGAGGATCACGAGCACGACGATCTCGTGGAGATCCCCGCCGCGGGTCTCGGCCAGGGCGATGTCGAGCTCGGGGCCGGGCACCACGTAGACCCGGGGCGCGCTGTTGGCCGGGTTGTCGAGGTTTTCGGGCTCGGCGATTTCATCGACCACAGCCGAGAGGGCGGTGATCGGCCCGGTGAACGTGGCGGCGTTGATCGCGGCGGCGATCGCTTCGGCGATCACGTATTCCGGGGGATCGTCGGAAATGCTCGGCATGGATCACCTCTGGGGCTGGGCGGTCAGATCGGCGTGGAGATCGAGGAGCTCGGCGTGCTCCGGGTTGCGGGCGAGGCCGGCCCGGCAGAAGTGGAGCGCCTCCGAGGCCCTGCCGAGCTGGATGGCCGCCTGGAGGCCGATCTCGGCCGGGAGGGCACCGTAGGCGGGGTAGTCGCTTGCGTGGTTGCAAAGCTGCGGAGGGGCCTGGACGGCAAATCCTGCCCAGTAGAGGGCCCCGGCGGGGTCGGCCTTCTGCTGGCAGTCAAAGGCTAGCGCCAGATAGGCCTCGGGCTCGGCCGGCGATTCAAGGGCGGCGAGGGTGAGGTAACGGCGGGCTTCTGCCGGCCGGAGCTTGGCGAGCTGCCGGAGCGCGAAGGCCCGCTCGTGCGGGTTGCCGCCCTGCATGGCGAGATAGCGATCCCAGGAGGCCATCTGCTCCTCGGGGGGCCGGCCGGCAAAGCCCTGCTCCCGGGAGAGATACCACGCGGCACGGGCGTCGTGAGGATCCTCGCGGACAGCCACCTCCAGGAGCGAAAGATCGTGGCGCCACTTCTTCCCCTCGCAGCGCCGCTGCACGAACAGGAGCCGGTCGAGATCGATCTCCCGTTGCGGCGCGCCGTCCCAGGCGTGAAGCCACTCGTGGCAAGCCACGCGCCACCGGAAGCCAGATCGGGCGTGGATCCGGTCGCACCAGATCACTTCGCCGGGGGCCCATTCGTAGCGGCATCGGCATCTGGTGGCGCCGTCGGTCCAGACTTCCTCGAGCGCCTCCCGCCAGCCCGGGGCGAGGGCTTCGTCGAGATCGAGGCGGATGGCGACGTCGAGCCCCTCTGGCAGGCCCTGCATGGCGGCGTTGTGGGCGTCGTCCCAGCGCCAGGGGAGGATCGAGGCGGTGCGCGTGGGCACCCCGCGGGCGTGCAGCTCCTGGAGCGTGCAGTCGGTGGAGCCGGTGTCGGTGACGATCCGGCAGTCGGCCTCCCGGCAGGATTCCTCCCACCGAGCGACGTTGTCGGCTTCGTTTTTCGCGAGCGCGTAGATGCCGATGTGGAGAGACATGGATCACCCTTGTTTGCCCGAAGGCCCGGTCGGCCCATCCCAGAAAATCACGCCGAGCGTTCGGAGCCCGTCGTTGACGAATTGAACGCTGCGGCCGGGATGCGCGTTGACGAAGGCGGCCACAGCGGATCGCACCCCGGCGTTGTCGCAGTCATCGGCAAGGATCACGCGTGAACAGGCGACGAGATGCAGATCGTGGAGGCAGCCGGTGTAACTGTGATCGCCATCGACATGGGCGAAATAGCGGGTCGGGAGTGCCAATACGTTCTTCGTGTTGACCACCACAAGGTCGGCGGAAATGCCCATATTTTCCGTCTGTTCTCGGAAATGGAGGAGGCACCGGGGAGAATCGTCGTCGATCGCTCCGTCGAAACAGAGAACCGGCTCGTTTTCGTCGATGCAGGCGCTGTAACGATAGTTTCCCCAAAGGCCCGCGGCATCGAAGGCCTGGATCGAGTAGCCGCACCGCGTGCCGATTTCGATCACGGGTGGCGCGAAGTTATCGCCCTGGGCCGACAGATACACCGCCGCTTTCCACGCGTAGTGCATCACCACCTGTTCGGTGAGCTCAAACCAGTCGCCCGGCATCCAGACGGATTCCAGTCGGTCGCGAACGGCTTCGACCAGCTCGGCACTTGGGGGCGTGATCGTCAGCATGGGATATCCGTGAGGGTGGCTTCGACCGAGTTGACGGGGAGCGAGGCCAGCCACGCTTCTTCATCCCGGAGGCCGTAGGAGACGATGAACGTGCCGTGCCGCCGCTGGAGGCCGGCGACAAACTCCACGCCCCGCTGCGGCCCGAGGCGGAAGGGGGGCGACCAGCGGAGCGGGTGGAGATCGCGGGAGAACTCGACCCAGCGGTGGTCGTACATGCGGCGGCCGTCGTCGAAGGCTTCGCCGAAGACGCCGATCAGTCGGCTCCCGCCGTGGGTCTCGATGAGCTGCGAGCGGCCGCGGAGGTGCCGGAGGGCATGCGGGGAGGGGGGGCGGGACCCCACGAGCCACGCGTGGTTTCCGGGCTTATTGCCAAACCGAGCGACCGTCGCCACGCGGCCTTCTTCCCAGGCGGAGTAGAGCCACGTTGGCCGATTGTCGGAGCACATGTCGCTCTCGATCGGCACCCAATTTTTTTCGTAGCGCCCCTGGAATGGCTCCGGCAGGCACTCAAAGTGGGTGAGCACGCCGGCGTCGGGGAGAAGCCTAGCGGTGGCGATCCGGGCCATCGGCGCGCCGTTTGGCGCCGTCGGCTGGTTGGCCGTGTCGAGGCATGTGCCACTGACAACAATCCGACCGCCGTGGTTGAAGTCGTACCGGAGCCGGAGATCCTCAAGGCCGGTGATGTGGATCTCGTCTCGCGAAGCGTAGTCGGGGCCGTAGAGCTGCACGGCCTCGCCCTTGGGCGCGAGCCCGTTTGTCGTGAGGTCGTAGCGGAGGAGGAGATTTCGCGTCTTGATCCACGGCATCGAGCCGTCGGCGGGAACGTCGGCCTGGGGGACGACGTATTGCCCCTCCACGATGTGGTAGTTGCTCGACCGCACGAGCACGAGGAGCTCGTCGCCGAAGATGAGGCAGCTCGGGTTGAAGGTCGTCCACCCCTCGGGGCGATCCTCGCAGAGCGATTCCGGGATCTGCTGGGCCTGGAGCCCGGGGAACAGACCGGCCGCGGCGGGCACGAGGTAGGTGCGGAGGATCCGGGCCTCGGCCTCGATCAGCGGCGGAAGCCCCTGGGGACGCGAGAGGAGCCGCTCGCAGGCGCGGAGGCCGGCGGCATGCTCGCCCGACTGGCGGGCAGATCGAGCGAGGGCGAGATCGGAGAGGATCGACACGGGCGGTCTCCCAGGGGGGGCACCCCAGGGTTTTCGTTTTGGCCAGAACTGGCAAGCCCTTTTCCAGGTCAGCGGGATTTTTGTGCCTTCTTCGCCGCCATCCGCTTGGCGAGAAAAGCCGCGGCGTCGGTATCGAAGTCGGGGTTGTAGAGCCGAAAGTCTTTGAGGTGCCCGATGACCAAATGACAGTCGGTGCCGTCGCAGATCGGAGCGACGTTGCTCTCGACGAGCTCTAGGTCTGGCCGGACATGGAACGGGATCTTGTGGTGGCCGGTGAGCGGTCCCCGCGAGCCGCAGCAGACGCAAACCTTGCCGCGCAGAAACGCCTTCACCCAGGCTGGCCACTTGCTCGATCGCGGCACGCCAGCGGCGATGAGGCCGGGATCTGTTTTGCGGAAGATGTCGAACATATTCATCTCACGACGCCTGCGTCGATCGCATCATGGCTTCCAGTATTCCGTGCCTCGATACTCAAACAGCGCCCTGACCTCGGTGTCGGACAACGCACGGTTGTACATTCTCGCGTCGTCCATTGCTCCCGTACCAACCAGCCGAAGAGGTTGCGTGTTGACAGAGAAGTCGGCATACCCGCCTCCGCTTGATGGCACTCGCACGCCATCGAGATAGAGCCGTATTACTGCTCCGGCCCTGGTCGCGCAAATGTGGTGCCAGTGCCCATCGTGTATTAAAGCAATTTGACTTCTTAACGGAATCGCGTCGAGTGCGCCTGTCCCTGGTCGAAAATAAAACCCGTTATAGCCCACTGAGCGCAGACTCAAGTTCCATTGCCCGATTGCGTTGCTTAGGTTCTTGGTGATTGTAATACCACCACCCCCGGCATCAATAGCACTGGGAAGAGCCCAGTAGCACATCGTGAAGTCGCCAGTAAAGTTTAGCAGGTCGTTATTTGCGACAGTTACAGGTCTAAGCGTGGTCATTCCAGCAAGGCAATTCCCGACAGCACCAGGGGTGTTTTGGAACCTATGCCCACTCACCAAAGTGCCGTTGAGTCCGTTGCCGCTGGAGTCAGCGGCGACACCTCCGCTGGCCTCATCCAGCTTCCACCACGCCACAAGTCCGCTTGTGATGTTTCCGTCGCTTGATTCAAGCGGGTACGTTGTCGGAACCGGAGTCTGGTATCCGAGCAAACCGCGAGGCATCACGGCAAATTGGCGCGAGATTGGAATGACCCCTTGATTCATCAGAGGTCAGCACCGAGAGCAGTGACATGCGTGGCTTGCGCAATGCTGGTGGTGACGCGAATACTCCACGAAGCGTTCGGCAGAACCAGATTTTGATACACAGTGCTGACGCGAGTCGTGGCTCCAGTGTTGGAGCTAGTCGCAGCGGCGACCACGATCTCGTCCATCAGCCAGTATGTCGTCCCGTCGTAAAGAAAAACGCGAACGATGCTGGCCGCGGTCGTGGCCGCAGCCTTCACAACGATCTCAGCAACTCGCGTTCCGGCTGCGACCGCTGTGATCAGTGTGCCGAAGTTTGTGGGCGCAGTCAGCGATGTTTCGGCGGTGGCGATCGCCACAGAACCAATTCGCGGGGTGACGGCGAACGCGGGGTCAGTTGCCATAGGAAACTCCTAACGGAAGGATGTCCAAGAGAACAAGTTTGCGGACACGCGAGTGCGTGCTTGTAGCCGAGCGTTATTGAGAGTGCCGGTCGTGATGTCGCTGGCAGAGGCGGACCCGGAACCCGTTGGTCCCGTAGGGCCGTTCGTGCCATTGCTGCCAGGGGCCCCCGTCGCTCCGGTCGGCCCGGTGGCGCCGGTGACGCTCGCGCCGTCGGTGCCCGCGGCCCCGGTGCTTCCGGTCGGGCCCGTTGCTCCCGTTGCTCCTGCCGCCCCGGCGGAGCCTGCCGATCCAGCGGCGCCCGCCGAGCCTGTTGGCCCCGTGACCGTGCTTGCCGCTCCCGAGGAGCCCGTCGCTCCCGCGGGCCCGGTGGCTCCCGTCGCCCCCACGGCGCCCGAGCTGCCGGCAGAGCCTTGGCTACCAGTCGCCCCGGTGGGCCCGGTTGCCCCGGCGCTCCCCGAGGCCCCAGGGCTACCCGTGCCCCCGGTAGGCCCGGTGACGGTGCTCGCGGCGCCCGTCGAGCCCGTGGGGCCGGTGCTTCCCTGGGACCCGGCCGCTCCGGTGGGGCCCGTCGCGCCGGTGGCTCCCACCGCGCCCGAGCTGCCCGTCGAGCCCTGGGAGCCGGTGGAGCCGGTGGAGCCGGTTGGCCCCGTGGCCCCCGTGTTGCCCTGAATGCCCGTCGGGCCGGTGAACCCCGCGCCGGTGGGCCCGGTCGCTCCCGCCGAGGCTGCTTGGCCCTGCGCGCCGGTGGGGCCAGTGAAGCCCGAGCCAGTCGGCCCGGTGACTCCCGTGCCACCCTGCACGCCCGTGGGGCCCGTCGGGCCGCCGAGGATCACGGCAACGGACCATGTCGCACCCTTCGGCCCCCAAAGGAGCGGTGGGGAGGCCGAGGAGTCGAGATAGTAGTCGCCGGTGATTCCGAGCGAGTTGGAGGGGTTGCCGAATCCGCTCCAGATTTTCGCGCCTCGAGCTCCGGTTGGGCCGGCGGCCCCCGTCGCGCCGGTCACGCTCGCCCCGGTCGGGCCCGTGGTGCCGGCAGACCCGGCCGAGCCTGTCGGCCCCTGGGGCCCGCTGGCAAGCTGGAGCGGCGTGCCCCACGAACCGGAGGCCTTGGGGCCGTAGAGGCGGCCGTTGGTCGCGTCGAGCCAGTAGTCGCCGCTGTTGCCCACGCTCGTCGAGGGAGCGCCAGAGCCGTCGTACCACTGCGGTCCATCGGCGCCGGCGGGGCCGGTCGGGCCGGGCGTGCCCGTCTTCGGGGTCCAGGCGGAGCCGTCCCACACCAGCGTATGCCCCACGCTCGGGCCGGTCGCCGAGATCGCGCGGCCCTGGAGCTGCGTGGCGTTGCCACTGGTCGCGGAGGTGGTCGAGTAGAAGGGCATGTGCAACCGTGGTCAGAGGGGGAAGGTTTCCCAGGCTGAAATGGATGGATTCCAAACCACGTGTTGGATCGGAGTACCGCCGGTGATGGTTGCGATTCTCGTTCCCGAGGCGTATTGGATTTCTAGCGAGCCTCCGCCGTAGATCGTGAAAAGAAACTCGGCGCCGTTGATTCCGGAAGGTGCGGTCGGAAGCTTCACGGTGCAGGCGCTCGCGCTTCCAAACTTCTGGTATTTCGCCGAGGTTGTTGAGAGCACGCGCGTCGTGCCGATCCCTTCGATGCCGTAGAGCCAAGCGCCGAGAACAGTGCCGGTTGGCCCCGTCGGCCCAGATCCAGTTGGGCCGGTTGCTCCCGCCCCCGTTGGACCGGTTGCTCCGGTTGCTCCGATGCCCGTTGGGCCAGTCGGCCCTCCCGAGGGGCCCGTGGGGCCCGTCGTTGCCACGCCCGTCGCACCCGTGGCCCCGGTCGCCCCGGTGATGCTCGTGCCGTTGGTGCCAGCCGTGCCCGTGGGGCCAGTCGCTCCGGTGCTCCCAGCGCTCCCCGCCGCGCCGGCGGCCCCGGCCGCGCCGGTGGGCCCGGTCATGCCCGTCGAGCTGGCTCCCGTTGGGCCGGTCACGCCCGTCGGGCCGCCCGAGGGGCCCGTGGGGCCGGTGACAGCCGAGGCGGGGCCCGTGGGGCCCGTGCCGCCTGCCCCGGTCGGCCCGGTGGCTCCGGTGGCTCCAGACGATCCCGCGGCGCCAGCGCCCCCGGTGCTGCCCGTGGGGCCGGTGGCCCCGGTGCCCCCGGCGCCGGTCGGGCCGGTTGATCCGATGCCCGTGGGGCCGGTCGAGCCCGCAGCGCCCTGCTGCCCGCCCTGGAGCGAGATGCCGGTGCCCCAGGAGCCAGAGGCCTTCGGCCCGTAGAGCCGGCCGGCGTTGCTCGTCACATCGACGTAGCTATCGCCCGAGCGGCCGAGGTTGGAGGCCGGGGTGCCCGTGCCGTAGAAGATTCGCCCGCCGTCGGCGCCCTGGGCCCCGGTGGGGCCGGTCGTCGCGAAAGCCGGCGCCCACGAGCTGCCGTCCCACACGAGGCTCTGGCCCCCGGTCGGCGCGGTGGCGGCAATCGCCCGCCCCTGGATCTGGGTGGCGTTGCCGCTCGTCGCGCTGGTCGTGGAGTAGAAGGGCATGGGCGTCTCGCGTCAGGCGGCAACGGGGAGGCAGTGGATCTTCCGGAGAACCTGGGTGCGGTCGCTCCACTGCCAAACGGGCTCCCCGTCGCTGGGCGGGGTGGCTTCGTAGACCATCGTTCGGCCATCCTCCACCAGCGTGATCCGCATGCCGCGGGTTGGCTCCTCGGGGAGATCCTCGCGGCTGACAAGGAAGGCCCGGAACTGCGAGACGATGAACGCTCCGTTGGCGTCCATGGTCGAGCGGTTGGTCGCCGAGACGGTGGCGGGGATGTTGTTTCGCGTGCCGCCTCCTCCAGGAGGAACGATCGACACACCGACCGAAAGCCACGCCACACGCTGCTGCTCCAGCCAGAGGTTTCCGTTGCGCGACATGTCCACGGCGGGAGCCTCGGAGGGGTCGATCGGCGGCCGGGCGCGAGTGCAGTTGGAGCACCGCGCGCCCGGCCAATCCGGAAGAGCAGGGGATCAAGCCGCGACGGTCAGAGGCTGGCGCCGGGAATCAAACACACTTGCACGGTCGTGTCGGTCGTGGCCGGCTGCACCGCCACGAAGCCGAGCTTGATCCCAGTCGCACCAGTGACAGCCAAGCCGTCGGGAGTGACGGGAAACAGGGAGACCGTCGCGAACTGGGCGTAGTTCGTGCCGGCGCCGGTTCCCTTGGCGATCGAAACGACACGGCCGAAGGTGAGATCGACCGCCGTGAGCTGGTTGGCGACCGCACCACGATCGAGAATCCCGACGACCCCAGAGCCGAGCGGGTAAGGCTTGCCAACGGCGATGCCGGTGGTCGGCGTGACGTTGACCGAGCCTCCGAGAAGATTGGGCATGGAAAGTGTCCTTTGAGCTTGAGGCGAGAGTGGGGGAGTGAGTGAACGAGGCCCGGGGGGCCGGAGCTTGGGCGTCCGGCCCCCCGGTCATGACGTCGGATCGGGTCAGGCAACTTCGTTCCAGACCATCGTTTGCTTTTCGGCGTTGCGGCAGCCCCACGCCATCCAGCCCTTGAGGATGAAACCGAGGGTGTCCGGGGCGGGATCGGCGCTGACAATCGTCGGGCTCATCACACCGTTGAGCCAAGCCACCTGCATCGGAGCCAGACCACCACGGCCGCCCACGAGACCCCATCCCGTCGAGGAGGTGAGGAACTGCGTGCTCGCCACCGCATAACGGCCCGCGAGGCTGTTGGCACTCGGGAGCGTCTTGTTCTCGCCCGTGACCACGGTGCCGGCCTTCATCAAGTCGTTGGCGACGACGTCCAGCTCCGGCGGCACAAGGATCAACCGACCCTGGATCACGATCGGCTTTCCGGCCGTGTTCTTCTGCCGCTCGATGAGGGCCTTCGCGGCCCGCAGCGAGGTGAGCGAGAGAGCATTTCCGGCCGCAGGCGAGACCGTGAGGTAGTAGCTGCTTGAGATGCCCGCGAGGAGCGTGGTGTAGAAGTCCTCGAGGAAGCCCATGCCGGCACCGTCGCCGAGCGCCGTGCCGAGCTCGTTGAATCGGCCGGTGTCGTCGTTGAGGAAATCTTCCAGCGTCCAAGCAGTGCATCGACCCCACAGATCAGCCTTGATCGTGCGGGTATCCTCGATGAGCTTCGCATCCTCCAGTTTTCCGGAGTTGGTCGCTCGCTTGAAGGAGAAGTCGCCCATGGTGCGGACACCGGGGATCTGCTTCAGATCGTTGACCATCTTTGGGGTGTGGATCTGCTTCCAGGGATCGGCGTTCATGACCGATTCCCAGCTATCGAGCACGAACTTCCCGTAGCTGGCCGAGAGGGTCGTGGGAACGTCGTGCTGGCTGAAGGCAGCCTGAATCACTTCCTTGGAGTTGCCGAGGTGCATCCGGTTTTCGGGGGAGCTCCACCCGGCGGCGCGGGCCGCGCGGAGGAAGAACTCCTGGATGCCCATGTTCATCCGCTGGTCGTTGCCGGCGGTGAGCTCGTTTTCCTTGAACCGGCGGTGGAGGGCTTCGTCGCCCATCCCCGCGGCCATGCAGAGAGCCGCGACCGAAGCCATCACACTGAGGCCCGCCCCCTTCATCGACTGGCCGGCGATGTGGCCGGCGGGAGCCGTGCCGAAGCTCCCGCGGTGGGCCTGGAGCCCCTGAACGCGCTCAAGCTCGATCGTCGCGGCCTGCGCCTCGGCCTGAGCCTTGACGAGCTGGGCCTTCAGGATCTGCTGGGCCGTGTCATCACCGGCGCCTGCACCGTCACCACCCTTGGCGGCAACGATCGGCGCGGGGGCCGGGGGCGTGGGAGCCGGCGGGGTGCCGGCAGAGGCAGCGGGGGGAGCACCAGCCGCCACGTTGGTCGGCTCGGAGGTCCCCTCCGGGTTTCCGTTCGAGGGCTTCGACATTGAGGAACCTCCATTGCTCGCCTTCGCGGCGATCGCGGCCGACGTCCCGGGGTCGGCTCCCTGCTGACAAATCGTTGCTTCGCGGAGCCGCCCCGAGCGGACCACGAGAATCGGACCGTCGAAGGTGCGGCCGTTGACCGTTACCTTCTCCTTCGGGCTGAAATATTCGGTTTCGTAGACGTCTCCGCCGACGCTCGCCTGCCACTCAAAGCCCTTGGCGGCCATCCGGACCACGTGTTGCGTGATCTCGCTCTCGGTGTTGAGGAGCTGCCCCTGGAGAGCGATTTGCTTCCCGTTGTTGTCAACGGAGGTGGTCTGGCCCAGGAGCGAATCGGGGGAATAGGTGTCATGGACGTAGTTGATCGCGACCCGCTGACCACACTCAAAGCCCGCGAGGTCAATGACCATCGGGTAGTCGCTCCAGTACTGGCGAATCGAATCGCCGGTGTAGAGCACCATGTCAACGGTGGGGATCCTGGGAGCGCCGGCAGAGCCGTCGGCGGCGCGGATCGACACGGCGCCCGTGAGCGAGAGCCCGTTGGTGCGGGCGGCGGCCTGGAGCTCGGCGGCAGCAAGGATCTTTGTCATGTCAGTTGGTCCCCTGGGTTTCACGGTCGAGGGCCGCGAGGAGCCCGATGCCGGCAGTCGCTGCCGCCTGAGTCACCGCCTGGAGGTCGAGGCCGAGGCTCTTGGCAAAGGCCTGTTCGGCTGCCTTCTGCTGGAGCACCTTCCGCCAGTCGGCCCCGCGACGGCTGCACACATCCGCCAACGTGGTGGCGTTGCCGGAGAGGGCGACTTGCTCGGCCGTGGCTTCTTTGAGCGGGTCGATGTGGCTTGTGCCGTCCCAAGCCCATTCCCAGCTCCACTTGTCGCGGACCGGCAGCCCGTAGGGGATCACCCCCTTGAGCTGCACAGCCTCGTCGAGCCAGAGGTTAAGGAACGGGTTGAGAATCTTCCGCTCGATGGCGGCTTGGTTCGATTCGATCTTCCGCTTGTAGGCGATCCGGTCGCCCCGCATCGAGGAGTAGTTGCTCTGGCTCGCGTCCATGCACGCGACGACGTAGGGCATGTCGAGGGCGGAGCCGATCTGCGAGAGGATCCGCCGCTCAAACTCGGCAAACGTGCTCGTGGGATGCTCGGCCTTCATCTGGACAGGTTCCCAGCCTTCCGGCGCGGCCATTCCCATGCCGCGAACGATCGGCATCGTCGCCCATAGCGGTTGCTCTGCGGAGGCGGCGGAGGCCGGCATCGTCGTCTTCAGGATCGCGGCGATGCTCGCGGCAAACTCGGCCGCCGACAGGGTGGCCATGGTGAACCGCCGCAGGATCGCGAACAGCTCTAGCACCGGGGCGATCTCGGCCACGCCACGCTGGAGGCCGGGGCGCGTGGTGTGGGCCCAGTGGGTAACTAGCTTCGCGGGGATCCATTTCCCTTCAAAGCTGCCGCCGATATTCCACGTGCTGCCGGGGTGCTGATCGAGGAGGAAATACTCGATCGGGTTGCCGAAATCGTCGTACCGGATGCCGTTGACGACTTCGGGCTCGGAGCGGATGAACAGCTCTAGAAACTGATCGGTCTCGCGGAGCACCCAGTCGAGTTGCACATCGTCGGCCCCGAAGAGCCCTTTGTTCATCTGGAAAAGCCCGAACTGATCGCCGTCGGTGAGGTAGCTTTTCCGCGCGGTGCGGAGCTTGCCCGGCATGTCGATGGCGAGCATGTGCTCGAAAACGCGATCCTCGACGAGCGACACGAGGCGCTGATCGACCCCCGCGCCGCAGTTGAGGAGGAGCCGCGGGCCGGTGCCCACAACGTCGTTGGCCAAGCGCGTCTGGATGCCGGCGAGCCAGCCGTTATTTTGGGCCTCGGCGCGGGAACGGTTGCGGAGGATCCGCCGCACCTCGGGCCGGGCGGCGGAGTTGGCGTCCCACTGGTCGGCACTCGCGCCCCAGTGGTTTTTGTTGAGGTCGGTCGTCTGGGCGGCATCCCACCGGGCGTGAAGCGCCGAGGCGAGCGTCGTCCGCTGTTCGGAGACGGTCCGCTCCAAGGCGGAGATCCTCCCCCCCGTGATCGCGTCGGCGATGGTCCCCAGGATTCCCATGGTCAGGGCGAATCCTCCGGGGTGTAGCTCTGCCCCATTGGCGAGGAGGGAACCGCCTGGGCGTAGCGAAGGGCCGCAAACGGGTTGCCGCCAACGCTCGCGGCGCCGGCAAACTTTGCGGCGGCGATCTGGTCGGCGAGGCTGTGTTGCTCCACCTCGATCGCGTCGGTCTTCGTGCGCTTGGGCGCGCCGACAGCCCCGACCGAATCGGCGACAGACTGCGCGAGCGCGGCAACGTCGATGTCGGCCATGGGGTGGATTCCGGGAGGTTGAAGCTCCGGCGAGAACCGGGGCCTCCTCGGAATCTATCCCTGCCCGCCGGTCGTTCCGGGGGGTCCGCCGCTGGTGGGCTTATCGCATCATGGCGGCCAGCTCGGCGGCGCGGGCGGCGATCTCGTCGGATGTGACCACCTTGCGGGCCTTGTGGCGGTCCATGATCGTCGCCCCGATCGCCTCTACCCCGGAGTAGCTCGCGGCCACAGCAGACCCCACCAAGCAATCCCACCAGTGGTTGTCCTGGCCGGGGGTGAGGCTCCAGAGATCGCAGGCCCGCTCCCGGGAGATCGCGCGGGTGGGGTATTCGCTCGCGAGGTGATCGGCCAGGAGGTCGTGGGGCTTCCCCGAGTGGATCGTGATCCTCGTGGTGTCGCCGTCGCCGAGCTTGAGCCGGCCGGCCACCATCGATTTCCACACGTTGGTATCCCACTGGAGGTGCCGCACCTTCTCCGTCGTGCTCGTGCGCCAGTTGGCCCCCTGCCTCTCGCCGGGGGGCGGGGCCTTGTCGGTGAGCGTGCGGCCGGCCACGCCGACGTAGCGGCCCTGGGAGGGGAGCACCCGCGTTCCCCAGGGCGAGCGGCGCGCAAACTCCCGGACGACGTTGGAGCTTTGCTGCCAGTTGGCATCCACGAGCATGAGCGAGAGCTTGCTCGTGGCATCGTCCCACTCGTGGCCCACTTCGCGATTCATGAGATCCTTGCAGACCACATCGAGCCCCTGGGAGATCGCGGTCTCAAGGCTCGCGCCACCGGCGGCATCCACGAGCGTCCTCCCGGCCTCGCGGAGCGTGAAGTAAGGGCGGCCTTGGTCGGGGTAGGCGCCGTAGCCGACGATATGCCCGCGGAGCCCCGGGCCCCAAGCGGCCACGAGCCAGTAAAGCAAATCCTTCTGGACGTCGATGAAGCCCGTGAGCGTGTTGGTGCCCGTGGGCATCTTCCAGGCAAGCGCCGAGATCACGTGTGCCCGGACGTCTGCCACCGTGACCGCGGCGGTTTTACTGTCGTCTTGGAGGGGCTCGTTTTGGCACTCGGTCGCGAAGTAGTCGGCACCGCGATCGATGAGGAGGTTGTAGGCGTGTTGGATCGCGCTGGTCTCGGTGTCGCGGGAGAAACAATGCTCCCACGACACGACAGCGCCGGCATCCATCGCGATCCGGTTGGCGGCATAGTAATCGT